ATGTTTGTCTGTTGAAGCTCTTTTCTGGATGCAATATCCATTTCCTTAAGTTTAATAGAAGTATTTGACCGCTTATCAGCGACGGTAAGATGATTAAGAGAATCAATAGCTGAAGATGTAGCCTTAATTAACCCGGCGTATGCTTCAACATCTTCGGCATTAGGAGCTGATATGATAAAATCTTTCATAGTAGCAACCATATCAAGAGCATCCTCTACTAATGCAGCTCCTCTTTCGATAGTAAAATTTTCGAGCTCTTCTTTAGTAATTGGGTCCCGCTCTTTCTTTACCTGTTCAACCTTCGTACTAACTGCTTGAAGTTGATCGAGTAATGAGCCTACTTCGTCGTTTAACTCTTCATCCATATTGTAGATATACTTATCTCCTGTTGATTTTAAATAAAGGTATAATATTATAGTGTTATATGTCTATAGATCCTAATATTCAATATCTTCCGATTTTAAAGTTTGAAAAGATCCACGAGCTTGCCAAGCTTCCTACTAAGAATCATGAATCCGATACCGGATATGATGTTTATAGTATTGAGGATAAGATTATTCCTGCCCGAGGCAGCAGTGTAGTAGGGGTAGGTTTAAAATTTGCCTATATCCCTGAAGGTTATTGGGTTAAAGTAGAGTCCAGGAGCGGGTTAGGTTTCAAACATGGTGTTTCAGCTCATCCCGGTATTATTGATAACGCTTACCGTGGAGACGCTGGTATTAAGCTCTATAATCATACGGATGTTGACTATGAAGTTAAGTCCGGTGACCGTATTGCACAATTTGTCATCTATATGAATATTCACATGCCTGTAGAGTGGGGCAAAGCAGAAGAAACTGAAAGAGGTAGTAAGGGATTTGGTAGTTCAGGTAAATAAAATGAGCTACGATTTTTCAAATCTTTGGATAGAAAAGTTTCGACCAAAGACACTAAGCGATTTTATTAGTACTCCGTTTACTAGGGAATCTCTACTCTCATTTAAGAACAAAGAAGAGATTCCTAACTTACTCTTTACTGGAGCTGCCGGTATTGGTAAGACATCTGCAGCTAAGATTATTGTAAATGATATTTTAGAGTGTCAGTACCTTTATATTAATGCTTCAGATGAAAACGGCATTGATACAATTAGAAATAAGGTAATGAACTTCGCACAAACCATGAGTATTGATGGTAAGATTAAAGTTATTATTCTTGATGAGTGCGACGGGCTGTCAATTGATGCACAACGTGCCCTTAGAAACACGATGGAAGAGTTTGCCGGTATCACTCGGTTTATTCTTACAGCGAATTACAAATATAAAATTATTCCAGCACTGCAGAGTAGGTGTCAGAGCTTTGATCTTACCCCGCCCTTGGATTTAGCAGTTAAAAGGTGTGCTAGTATTTTAAAGCAGGAAAGTATAACAGTACCTGATGATCAAAGAGTTAAGCTTGTAGAGTTTATTAAAGGCACATACCCTGATCTTCGTAAGTGTATTAATGAATTGCAGAAATTCTCTTCCTCTGGTACTCTTGTATTGAATGATACAAAGAATAACAAAGTGCTCGATCTTATCTTTAAGGAAGTAAAGAAGAAGAATGTTGAAATCCTCAGGAAGGCATTAATTGAGAGCGAGCATACATTTAACTCTGACTACACCTCGCTTCTTCGTAATCTATTTAACCATGTAGACGAAACCGAAACAAATCCTGATCTAAAGCGCTTTTATCTTCTTACGATATCTGAGTATCTTTACAGGGACTCCTTTGTTATTGATAAGGAAATCAATTGTTACGCTTGTTTAATTCAGCTATCTGAAATTAAGCTTTAGGAAGATACTTCGCTGTATACGTTGCAGGGTCCTTGTCAATATAATTCTTACCTGAAGGAATAGTAGTATTAACGTTCTTAAGTTTAGACTCTGTAGGCGCTAATTTATTACCACCGAGATCAGCTGTACGTGTACGAGCCGGTGAATAGAAGGGAACTTCTTCAGCTTCGTCTTTGACTTCAACAGGCTTAATCTTAATTTTATTGTCGTACTTATTTCTGTCAGGTACTTCTTCGAGTCCAGGGACGGTATCGATCCTATCAATCATTCCAACGTGTACAATTGTATGTTTAATAATTCTACCACCACCTTCATCTAGTCCAACTTCAACCGTAAAGTCCGGGCCTGTATTATTAGGATTACCAGCACCCATAACAGCAGGAAATTTATTTACAACATTTGTAACTCTAAGGGTACGGCCATCCTTAATTATATCTTTAATATTCTTAACAAGGTCATCAGCTTGTGTTTTGATGAAATCATGCTTTAAGGCATCAGCTTTAAATTTAACAATATCACCTTGAAGAAAACCACCGTGGTTATACCTAGTTAACCAGCTTTCATAGAGCTTCAAAAAACGCTTTTTCATGTGTAATATTATTTATTGCTCAAGGACCAATAAACCAATGTATTGAAACGTAAAACACCGATAAATATATATGTGGCTTCTATTAAACTAAACTCATTGACTGAAAATCCTGTAAAATCTAATGCAGGCTATACATACAATGACCTACACCTAGACTTCACGCCAGTCTATTACGATCCACCTTACGGCTCATATACAAAACATGACGAATTACTTAAAGACCCTGAAATCATCGATATAGTCGCTGATTACGATCTTGGTGCAATAAAAAACTCATTTAGAAATTTATTTTTAACTATTCCAGGTCAAAAAATTTTAAATCCTCTCTTTGGTTTGAATTTAGTTCAATATCTTTTTGAACCCTGTGACGAGGATATGGCGAATATCATAGGTAACGAGATTGTTCGTGGTGTATCGACATTTGAGCCCAGAGTGTCTCTTACAAAGGTCTCTGTTATCGCACAACCCGATTTTCAACAATATAACGTCACTATTGTGTTTAGAGTACCATCATTAGGTACAACTAGTTTTTATGTAAATGGAGTATTAAGTACTTCAGGATTCATCTACACATCGCAATAATATATGGCTACAAATAATAACAATCAGTTTAACGACTTCAATCTTCCAGTAAACGCATACGCATCATTCGATGCTCTAAGCTTGAAGAATCTTATTATTACAAGGCTTAATTCTTCAAATAATTATACAGATCAAAAATACGAAGGTAGCAATCTTTCATCTATTATAGATATTATTGCATATGCATATCACGTTCTGCTGTTTTATCTTAACAGAACAAGCGCGGAAACCACACTTACAACAGCAGAGCTATATGAAAACGTCAATAAAATTGTTAAGCTTATTGGATATAATCCGATAGGTAATCAAACAGCAATTCTACCATTCCAGGCAACCGCTAATTCTAATCTCACAAACGGTACATATACAATACCTCGTTATTCTTATTTTAATATTAATGGTACTAATTATTCATTTAATAGCGATATAACATTTACTAAAAACGGTAGCGGTAACACAACACCACTTACCGACCTTCAGGATAATAATCTTCTATATCAAGGAACATATACAGAATATCCGACATATACTACCGCCGGCGCACCTTTCGAGGTGCTAACGCTCTCTGTTGTAGGTCCCAACGCACAAAACATTATCATCGATCACTTTAATATCGACGTTTATGTTAAAAATAGTATTGATCCAAATGCAATATGGAATCTCTGGACGCCTACCGCATCGTTATTCCTAGAGAAATCTACAGCATTAAAATACGAGATAAGATTAAACGAAAACGGCCGCTATGAGATAAAATTCGGCGACGGTATAACAGGTCAGCAATTAGTGCCCGGAGCTCAAGTAGCAGTTTATTATCTACAATCTGCTGGCGTCAAGGGACAGGTTGGACCAAGTGCACTAAACAACAAGCCATTGTTTTTTTACAATACTGCAAGATTTAATACTATTAAAACAAATGTTATTTCGCCTAATTTAAATTTAATTACATCAGTAGAAGCAGCTAATATAGTATTTTCAAATACTGATATATCAACGAATTTTGCTGCTACTGAAAGCGTCAATAGTATAAAACAAAATGCCCCGAATACTTTCAGAAGCCAATATAGATTAATTACACCTGACGATTTTATCAATTATATTAATAAAAACTATAGTAACATTATTACTTCAACAAAAGTAGTAAATAACTGGGATTATATTTCTGGAAATTTAAAATATTATTTTGATCTCGGTGTTACAAATCCTAATACACAATCTCGTGTTCTTTTTAATCAAGTTAAATTTGCCGATTCAAGTAATTTCAATAACGTATATATCTACGCTGTACCGAAATTAGTCAAAACATCATCGTTATCAACGAGAGTTAATTATCTCAATAATGCTCAAAAGCAGCTTATTTTAAATGATCTACAAAATAGTAAATTAACAACCGCCGAATTAATCATTAATGACCCTGTATATGTTGAAGTTAGCCTAGGTGTTAATACACCCGGTCTCGCGCTCACCCCATCTATTTCCGATAGCACGCGATTAGTAATTACCCGAGATATTGCATCTATAAATGATGCCATGTCTATTAAAAAAATTATTGCAGGTATTTTTACTGACTATTTTGCAACAACAAATGACAATCTCGGTCTCCTTATAGATATTTCATATTTAAATAATCAAATTTTAAATATTAATGGTGTAACAAACGTTATAACACAATATACAGACGCTAACGGCCAGGTTATCACCGTCCCAGGAGTCAGTCTGTTGATTTATAATCCCGTTTATCCATATAACGATATACACGCTTATACACAGAATGTACCCTTACCATATTTTAAGTTTCCATACCTTAGAAATTCTACTACCCTTATTAATCAAATTGATGTCTTAACGCCTTCCATTCAGACCCTAACTAGAGAATACTAATGCCAGCTAAGCTTAATTATACGTATATATACTATGATGTTGTTGACTATACAAATAGCAATACGCTATCGTCTTTTACACTAAGCAATACACCGCTTACATTTATACCTGATCTAACAACATCATCTATTCTCTCCGGTGCACAAAATATCTCTAATAAAATACTACGCTGGGATTTCGGTGACGGAAATTTCTCAACAGAGTTAAAACCAACACACAACTATCAATGGCCTGGCGAGTATAATGTAACACTAACCGTTTATGACGGGCAAGGTAATGCGTACGATAGTACGTATTCAACTACAGTACAGATTTATAACTATATTTCAACACAAATTGCTTTTCAGGACTATAAGAGTTTAATCTATGATATCCCTGTTGGTAAATTAATTGACCCTCTAATACTTAATGCGCATTTTAGCTGGCAGGATTATTCAGCATTAAGTGCAACAGGGTATACAATTAATCTTTATGCATCTGGAGCACATGGTGCGTACAATTACGTACCAGGAGATATTTACGATAAGTGGTCGCATCTTCGCTCTTTAAGCCGTTTTTATACACTATCAACTATTAACGGGTATACTGATTACATTGTTGTCGATAAAATACAACCAGATTTACAAGAAATCTACGTTAATATTCAAAATAACCAGTTACAACTCTGTCAAGCTTTTGATCCAGGTAGTGTGCTTGCCGGAGTTACTGGTACGAGTCAATTTTGGTACACAGATGATGCACCTGCTAATCTATTAACTGATGCATCTCCTATTATAGTTTTTGCTACACTTGATAGTGCAAAATTTAACGACGCTTATACTCAACGTACTAATGCATTTGAATATATTGAGCATCCACCATATGGATTTCAAAACTTAGATCCTGCTGTATTTGCGAGTATAAAAACACGATATAACCCTGCCGATCACCTCTCTATTACAACTACAGGTATTGACGGTGAAGGTATACCTGTCGACCATACCTTCGATATTCCTTACATTAGCTGGCAAAATACCGAAATTCCGTATGTTATAAAATTTAAGGACAATCAAGATTTTACTACAAAAAATTACACCCCGCTTTCCTCATCTACTAGCGTAAATTCGCCTATCTACAATAACCCGCAGGAGTATTATGATGTACAAACAGGAATTGTACACAATAACGGTGACGGTTATACACCACTCAGCGGTGTCACCTTTTATGAAGATTTTGCCGAACAAGCTCCACAGTCTGTAGGTGCCTTTTATAAAGGATATTTTACCGCATCACAAAGTACGGAAAATTGTATACTTACAGCCTCTGTTAATGTTATTGATCCACCTTATTATTTGAAAGATACACTTATTAATTGGATTGCTGTACCTCAATATTATTCCGCTCTTAGAATTTTACGTCAAGAGGACATTAACGGGTTCGATAATACCGTTATGATCGATTTTTCCAACAATACAAATTATAGTATAAGCGCAAATAATGTCTATGCAATGACTGTTGCACCCTCAGGATCTACAGCTGATTCTGACTACCAGACCTGGTTTGCTGATCCTGTCGGTGACAAGATAATGCAATACGACATTTACGGCAATTTACTAGTAACATACCCGTTATCAGCAATGGCAACGCTTGTTAACAATCAAACATCATTCGTCGACTATCGCAATCCTTTTGCAACTAATAGCCTCTCGGCTGCTTCTCCTAATGATATAGCTTTAGATGGTAAGAATAATTTGTGGGTCACGCTCTTTGATACAGGTTCTGCTATTAAGATTAATGTATCTAACGGCTATGTTATCGCAGTCGCAGCACCTAATATAACAAACTATTACACACTGAGTTCAGATTATAATAGTTTAAGTGGATTTGCAGGAGAAAGTTTAATTCTACCTTCATCAATTGATACAGATTTATATAATAATATATGGATTGCTTATAGTCACCCGGACTACAATACCATATTTAAATATCAAGGCGAGAATAATTTTTCACTACGAGCAAGCATTCTTACAGCTGTTCAATTTCCCACCGGCATTATCCCAGAACAACTTCAAATAGATAGAAATAGTAACGTCTGGGTTACTGCAACTAACCTTAATTCCAACGGTATTGGCTTTAGTAATAAGAATGATTATCTCTATAAATTTGATATTAATGGTAACTTAATACCTGGCTATCCTTTGAGCGGATTTCAGCAAATCGGTAATCTTACAATCGACGGTAATCAAAATGCCTGGGTCATCCAAGGAGCCGAAACGCTGACTAAGGTAGATGGCGTTTCAGGCATCACTACTAATTATGTAGCAGGTCTCGGTAATAATAAAACAGAATACATCTGTAGTATTGGCGGTATAACCTGCGATACATCAAATGATATCTGGGTCATTAATAATTTTGATAATAAGATTTACGTGTTTGATGCTGGTATACCGTCAACCGGCGTATTAAATTCAAAATATACCATCCCGCTAACCTATCCCAGCACAGGTCTTCCAGCACTGAGCAGCTATACAACACCTATTAACGTTACAAACAATCAGTATGGTTATAGTGACGGCCTTAAAGAATTTCAAGCATATGGTGATTGGAATGGATACAACTGGCTAAACAAATATGCTGCACCCGTTAGTACAATTCGCAATATAACCGGTCAATCTAATGTTTTTAATATCTATCCTTCTACCGGTCAGTATAATATTGCTAAGGTTAATGAAAATTAGAATGCTGCAGGTTTTTATGATTCCTTACGCTATCAAGAAACATTAATTGACAAGCAAGTTTTCTTTGATCAATTTTTAGGAGTTATTGTCGGTGGATTAAACGCGCAACCCTACGAGCTTGGTAAAACCGTTTACGAAAAGATCGCTAATTTTGTCGATAATAATGCCGATATAACAAAAGTTAATATAAGTTCGTTGTTATCGTTTTGTAAGGAGTTGACTATAGATTTTGAACAATACAATTTAACTCTCCCGCCGCAATTAGCCAGGTTGGTGGACATACTATCTATTAAACAAAGTATATTATGGGGTAGTAGTAGTAAGTATGCTTTAAATTTTGATCCTCAAGGTACAACATTTTCCAATAGTACCTATGGAATTAATTTAAGTTCAAGTATTGATTTAGCTACAGGTACCTTTATTAACGGTACGCCAATTGTAGCTCAGGAGATATTCTCAGGAAATTATATTCTCGTCAATGTTAATATTCTTACAGAATACGATAATGGCTCCGTGGTACCACTTTCTGCTTATAATTCAACGTGGGGTTGGGGGTTGGTAGCACCAAATTCCGTTACTGGTATTAAAATTGGCAATTACTATAAATTCTTTTATTATAACCCCGTTTTTGATAACACATACTACGACAACGTTATAAATTGGAAAGATACATATACTACATTACAACCTACTAATAGTGCATATGTTGATTGGAGCTCAAATAATGGTATTATACAGACTCTACTTAGCTATGAATTAACTAAAGGGTTACGACTGTTTACTTCAGCTGCTAATATTACGTACAACAGTTAAAATAGCTAAATATTTCCATGGCCGAGATTCTACAATACATTGATGAAAGACTCAGCAATTCAATTACTGCAGTTAATCCTCCTGCAGATCCTATTGATCGTCTTCAACCACTAACATTCACTGGCTGGCTTAAGTACAATACACAATTATTTACAACAACAGCTGATTTCTTAAATCGCTATCAATCCTATCTTAATAATTGGTATCAAGCAAAAGGAGTTAGTAACATAGAAGCTTCAACCGGTGTACAAACGTACTATACCAATCTATTAAATGAAATTGTAATTAATTACACATCCGTTGATGAACGGCGGTATTTACAGAATATCGATATTACAAATTCGCGTGATTTAGCAATCGCTGTACCGTTTTTTGCGCAAAAAATCAAAGATATCTGTATTTACTACAGTACGTTACGTGACACAGTTCAAACCGCTACATTACAATATAATTTAAAAGGATCAAACGTAGGTATTGAGAGTTTACTATACGTTAATATTATTAATGCTCTTAAATCAAAAAATATTACATCAGAACTTACAACACAAAACCTCTCTCTTTCAACTATTAGTGGTAGCATCGCTATTGAAATCGAAGATTTATACGATACCTATACAGATTATTACGATATTAGTCCTACTCTACCTGCTTCAGCCTACAACGTAACATCAGGGTCGAGAAAAAGCTTTTTCGAGCTCAATCAAGCAGATATTGATCCTAATTTATTTATTAATTTTAATCAAAGTGTTTTAAAAGCTATCCTTAGCTATCCATTTTATACTATTGAACTCGGAACAAATAATTTTACAATTGATCCTCTGGTTAATTCCGATCAGCTCAATTTACTTAAAGATAGCGATTTTATAAACACGACTAATAATAGCGACGTTAATAATCTCAACCTTCAAAATATAAGTCAAGAAATAACCAAATATATTGGTACGGATTTTTACTTTATTGCCACGGACACCTTTACTGCCTATACTTCAGGTCTCCTTTTTACCGCCGATGCTGATTTTGCAAACACACTCAATAAGCGCTATCCTACTATTGCTGCAGTTCCTAGTGAAGAGTTTTTAAAAACCGAAAAAGATATCGGATTATTTTTTAAGCCTGATAAAATAGGACTCTCAACGTTTACAAATTTTAACTTCACGCCGGTTATTGATCTTTCAAAACTCCAGCCCAACACTGTTTATTATTTTCCTGATCCAAAAAAATATGGAAATATTTCCGGTAATACAAAACTTGATTTTCAATCACCACTAACGTTTATTGAAAAAAATTATTTCAATAAAATTGATTATAGTAATCAATACAAAATGGGCGACGTTGCTAGTGACCCATATTTTCAGCTCTTTCGCGCTTATCAAACTAGAGAACAAACTTTAAATCATACTGATTCTGGTATACAGAGATACGCCGATCCTCAAGACTTTTTTACTGGCAATGAAAAGACGCTATGGAGTAATATCGATGTATATCCGCTCGCGCCCATTAATCAGTTTCCTATTGATCAGCGTGAAGAATCTCTCCTTCCTATTAATAAAACACTTGTACAGTACAAGAGTGACGTATACGGTAATCAATACGGTCTATATAAATCCGCTTTTAATAAGCAATTTAGTACGATAGCTCGTAGTAATAAATTTTTAGATTATGTCTTTGACGGGTACGTTTTTAACTTAACCGGTACAGATATAAATTGGCCAGGTTGGAACGTAGCGAAAGAAAACGTACAAGGAACAACATACACGCCATACGGATCAACTCTAAACTATTCGGGCGTTACACTGAGAACAAGTATAACAGAAATTATCAATACCGATCACAACACGCCTTTATACTCAATAGGTACGCTACCTGACGGTACAAAGTATATTGATAATGGAGGGTCATTCAACGACGGTAAACAAGCAATAGTTATAGAATCATATGATTTCAAAACAAATGATATACAGTACGGTTTCGTTAATATTAATACGTACGAATGTTTTGTCGCTGACGGTGTTGTGTTTACAAAGCCTGGTGGCGGGCTACTTCCTGATGTATCAAGCGATCAAAATAATTTTACACCCAACAATTCATACCTTTACTATAATACACTCGCTGACGCAGCTCCGCAGCCTAGTAGTCCAAATGGTGTAGCGAATTTTAGTAATCAAGCTAGCTTCTTAATTAACCCCAATACATATATAACAGAAACGTATGATGGTAATGTATTTTGGGACCCTAACTTAAATACCGGCCCATGTGACGTACTTACCTACAATTACGCGTACAATGAACCAACAAATTTTGTAAATCAACGACTTGCTAATAGTGACACAGTACTCGATTATTCACTATCAGGTATTAATACAAAAAAGAATTCTATCTACTATACAAAAAATATTGAGTACGGCGACCTTTATTTTAGAAATGCAGCTAGCACAACAATTGGACCAGTGTCCGGTGTTTTAAGCGCAGCATTTCTAAATCTACCATCAGGTGTACAATATGAAATTTATAACAAGACAATTAATTTCGATATATACTATAGTATTCTTCAAATTGAAACAGAAAATTACCTTATTTTTAATAAGCTTGGGTACAATTACGATAATAATCAAATAACTGCTCCTACGACACCATATACTACATTTAAACGAGGCAATTATCCTGAATTAGAAAAATTTTCTACTGTGTGGTTTGATGAAGGTTCGAACAAGCTTATGGTAGCTGCTACAACATTACACTATGAGCTAAGTGCATCAAATTATAAGGCTATCTATCCGGTAATTTATATAATCGATCTTGTTAATAATCAAGCAAATCAAATCTACCCAGTAAAAAACGATTATAGCTTAACATTTAATGAACTTAGCGCGTTTTCATTATTTGGTAAAGACCTTGAGCTTGATATAGTAAGAGTTGAAAAACCAACACTAAACTATAGTAAAGAGACGGGGTATCATATACTTACATATCTTGCAAAAGATACAGCAAATTGTTTTTATATTGTCACTATACGTTTTCAGTACGTATCAAAGTCAATTCAAAATATATCTTGCACTCTTTATAAACCTGCAACAGATGTTTATAATGTAAATTTCGCTAATCAGTTGCCCAATAAATCTAAAATCGGTAGCTTGTACTTTGATACATATACGATAGCAGGATCGTCAACAGGGTATATTGATAGTGTAGATAATACATTTACCTGGGGCTATGATGTTAATGCTTAATTAAGCGTAAGAAGATATTTCAAGCGATTGAGCTCACCAAGCATTGAATCACGAATATTAAGAAGATCGGTATCGTTAACAGAGTCAACTTCATCAGTAATACTAATAAGATAGGCGATAAAACTATTAACAACTTCAAGATAATCGCTTCCAAGGTTATCTAATTCAATACTATAACTAGTAGCTGCTTTAGAACGACCGTACTTACCCATAAAAACCTCAACAAACTCATCGATAAAACCATCGAGATTCTCATAAGCCTTTCCGAAAGCCTTGTGCTGGGCGTAACTAGAGGTCTGCCAATGAAAGATTCTTAGCTGATTTTGAATCTTGAGGAAAGGAGTTAATAATTTCATTATTTTAATTATTTATTATCGAACACCGAAGGCGTTACACAATAAAGTGGTTGTATCCTGAGTAGCTACAGGTACTATATCACTATAAGATTCATAATCACCGTAGGGATCCGATGAACTAGTAACATTACTTACAGGTGTAGAAGGTGTTTGGACCAACTGCGGTAAGGTTAAGTTTATTTTACCGACAATAAGGGCAAGAAGTTGATTTAGAACAATATCAGAATTTGCTTCATT